ACAGTACACCCATTTTTTAGAAAGAAATTATATGATAAAGCCTAGACAGACAGACCCCAAAACGGATACATGGTTTGAAAATAATGTGAAATATTGGTCTCAAAGATTGAGTAAGCCATATATATCATCTACTGATTTAGAATACTTACAGAAAATAGTATCTGGTGTACTAGACTATACTAAGTATACATACATTACTAATCAGTATGGTATTGACAGAGCTAATAATATGCCAGCACAGCTTAAAAATTTCGATTTTATAAGCCCTATCTTTTTAAAATGGTTGGCTGAATATCGAGCTAGACCATTTGACCCGATTGTCCTCGCCCAAGATTCTGATTATATTAATCGTGTAGAGCAGTTTGAGCATGAAAAGTATGCAGAATCACTACAACAAGTATTTATAAATACACTCATACAGCAAGGAAAGTATGTAGAAGGGGAAACAGATGAAAATGGACAGCCAATTAATCCTCCTACACACCCAGAAGTAATAAAAGCTCAATCAAAGACTATCAAAGATGAAAAGTCAGAAGAAGGGCAACGTATACTGGGACACATGATGCGTGAGTTAGACTATGCTCAAAAGGCATCTGTAATGTTTTTTGATTTTATAACAGGGTTAATAGGTGTTAGTTTTAAAGGGGTTAATAATGATAAGCCTTTTTATGAAAGGGTAGAACCAGATAGAATAGCTTTTGCATTTAGTGGGAATGAGAAGTACGGAGAACAAGCAGAAGCTGTACGGTATGTAAACTGGTACACCTTATCAGAAGTGGTAGATAAGTTTTCAGAGTTTGAGGACTTTACAGAAGATATGCTTAAAGAGCTAGAGAGTAAAGATGCAACGAACTATGGTTCATCTTCCTCCTCCTTTAATGGCTTCTTGACTTCTTTCTACAGGAATCAGTATGGTATAGATATGAATAGAAACTATACTACTGATTTAGTTCAAGTAGAGCATTTCCAATGGACAGGTAAAAAGAAAATAAAAAGAGTTACCTATACAAATGTATTCGGAGAATCTAAATACATGGATGTAGACGAGGATTATGTAGTTGAAGAAGGACAAGAAGCAGAAACTAGATGGATTAATAGAGAGTATGAAGCTTTTTGTATTGATAATAGATATATCATAGGTAAGAAAGAATCAGATTACCAAAGAGCTACTTACGATAATCCTAATGCAGTTAAAAAGTACTATAACTGTAGAATATTTATGAGTGAGTTTAGATTCACTCAAGCACCTGCACGAAAATTAGAATCATACCAAGAGCAAGTAAACGTTTTAAAATACCAGCTACAGACTATTGTTAATAAGAATAAGGATAAACTCCTTATTATGCCACTAGGTTTACTTAATGGTATAAAGCAATCAGAAGCTCAACAAGACTTAGCATTTAATTCTTTAAAAGGTAAAGCTGAAACACCACTTCAAGCTACATCAGATGAAGAAGATACTATCACACAGTCTCTGTATTATGCTGATGCTACACAAATCTTATTTGTAGATGAAACAAGTCCACAAGCAGCATTAGCAGCTCAAATGATTAAGACTGTGGATTTAAGTCTAGGTAACTCTATACAGTTATTAATGAATCTGATTACAGAAGTAAAGCAAGAAGCAGAAGATTTAATAGGGTTTAATAGATTCAGACAAGCTAAGATACAAGCTACAGATGCTGTGTCTAATGTACAACAAGGACAAGCACAAGCAGAACTTACTACAGAAGAATACTTTACGCAGTTCAATGACTTCATGGAAAAGGAGTTACAAGGATTACTAGATTTAAGTAATTTCTGTTATAGGAAAGGAGTAACATCTACATACCTACGTAGTGATGGTGAAATCGAAAGATTTAAAATTGAGAAAAATCATCTAGGTTTTGTAGATTATGGTATATTTGCTTTAAATGGTGGTAAGGCAAAACGTAATTACGAAGAGCTTAGACAACTAGCACAAGCATTTGCTCAAAATGGAGCATCGTTTAGTATGATAGGTAAACTATACAATTCAAATGGTAACATGAATAGTGTTATTTCTATGATGGAAGATATGGAAAACCAGATGCAACAACGCCAAGAGCAAGCAGCCCAAGCAGAGCAACAAAGTTCAGAAAGAATAGCACAGATAGATTATCAAAAACATTCAGACCAAGTACAACTAAAACTGTATGAAATAAACAGTAAAGCTCAAATAGAGTTAGAGAAGCTAATGGCTGCTGAAAATGGTAATGGAGATTCTAAAGCTATGGATATGTATATAAAGACACAGCAACTGCTACAACAAGAGCAAAAGAATATACAAGATGCTATTATTCAAAGCAAAGGACTAGATGTAAAGATGCAAGATATTGCAGTAAAGAAATACGTATCAGACAACCAATTAAGAGTAGCTAAAGAGAATAAACCCTAAATAAATGGGTAAATTTTTAGGTAAATATACATAAACCAATTTTAAATATTTGATTATTATGGCAGTAGAAGTAAATTTGGAAGAACAAGCACAACGGTTGTTTGATTCAATTCCAGCAGTACCAGATGTTGCAGACCCAGCAGGTGAAGGACAAGACCCAGAAACTGTAGAGCAACAAACAGAAGAGCCAGACCAACAAACAGGCGAAGCACAAACAGAGCAGGCTGTTGATGGAGAGCAAGATGATGCAACAGCTTTAGCAACTTTGCTTAAAACTAAGCTTAATTTACCAGATACGTTTGAACTGGATTTAAGTTTAGAGGGTATAGAGAAAGCTATACAAACAGGTATTGATGCTTTGGCATCAGCTAATCCATTATCAAACAATCCAGAGTTGCAAGAAGTTGCGGAATGGTTAGAGAAAGGAGGTACTATTGAAACTTACAAGGCGATACCACAAGCACTAGATTTTACAAGTACTGCAATAGGCACAGAAGATGTAGACCTGCAACAGCAATTTGCTTTAGCGTATCTAATAAACTTGAAAGGGGAAGCACAAGAAGACGCACAAGACCAGATAGATTACCTTAAAGATAAGGGCAAACTGCACGCTTTTGCTTTAACAGCACAAGCTAAATTGCAAGAGGATAATGATAATCAAGTACAGACCTATAAGGAGCAGCAAGAGCGTCAAATAGCAGCAGATAGAGCAGTAGCTCAAGCTCAATGGGATGAAGTATCTGGCATACTTACAAAAGGTTTTACAAAGTTTAATGTGCCAGCTACTGAACTGAAAGCTTTGAAAGAGTATGTATTACCTGATGCCAAAGGAGTATCTAAATCTATAGAGGCTAGAAAAAACCTTACAGCAGAGGAAATGCTTTTAATCGACTACTTGATACTTAATAAGTTTAAGGGAGTTGTAGCAGAACCAGCAAAGGCAGCACAGGCTAAGACTATTAATGTCAAAAGCATTGTAGGTAAGACTACAGGTAAAGTAGATGTTAGTAATCCTACTGACACACTAGCAGCACTAGCGCAAATGAACAAAACATATTTTGGAGGTAAATAAGTAAACACAATTAAAACAAAGTACATATATGTTACCATTTAATCCCGATTTGAAGATTTCGGAGGAGGTATATAACGATAACTCCTTTTCTAGCAGAACGCTATTAGCTAATGCCCGATTAACTTCGCCTCAATTCATCAACTCTGCCATTACCTATGCGTATGGAAGTGGTGGTAAGTACGGCTCTATGAACTTCCCTATGTTATACAACTTAGATGGAATGGGTAGAAAAAAAGCTATATCGTCATTAGACCTTGCGTACTATGCTCAAATGTACGGAAAGCCGAAAACAACAGATACCATTTCTCACAAAATCCCAAATCAAGGAAAGGCTGGGCAGAATGGTAGCTTTGTTAAGTTGGCTTTCAAGTTCAAGTTCTTTATGCGTAATCAGTTTATTACAGCAGGAAGCTTGCAAAAAAGTGTAACATTACAAATCTATGGAGACCCTGTGAACGAAGCAGGCAAGTGGGTATATACCGCTAAAATCGTAGGTCGTAATATGTTATCGTATGTACCAGACGAGTTTTTGTCAGTAGGTGCAGTATGGGCAGCTGGAGTTGTTAAAGTAGGGCAGGAACGCTCTCGTGGAACAGACCACAGACAACCTCAAACACCATTCAGATTGCGTAATCAGCTATCTCTAATCAGACGCTCATACAATCTAGCAGGTAATATCGCTAATAAGAAGATTGTATTCGACATGACTGTAGATGGTAAGCGTATGCAATTCTGGACTGATTGGGAGATGTACGTAAATGACTTGTTATTTAAACAAGAAAAGAACGAAGACCTCATATTCAGTACGTACAATGCTGACAAGAATGGCGTAGTGCATAACATTGACTCTGATACACAAGAAGTAGTAACTTCTGGTATGGGTATGTGGGAACAAATCCCTAATACATTGGAGTACAATATGCTTACAGAGACTAAGATTGACGATTTCATATCTGTGATGTTCTACAATAACCACATGAGCGGTAACAACCAATCTGGTGACTATGTAATTGTAGGAGGTTCTGGCTTGTTATCAGAGATTGATAAAGCAATGAAGCGTTCTTCAAGTGGGTTCTTAACTTTGACTGATAAGTTCATCAGAGGCAAGGATAGTATGAATTTGCAATATGGTGCATACTTCACAGAGTACTTACACCCAACAGGTAGAGTAATCAAGTTTGTGCATGACCCTGCATTTGATTTTGGAGCAAGAGCCAAAGCAGCACCTCGACATCCAATCCACACTAATAGAAGTATCTTATCGTACTGTGGTATGGCATTAGACTTCTCATTGGTAGATGTAACTAACAATGGCAAAGGCGCTCAGGAATCGAACATCGTATTAACTTACGAAGAAGGTCGTGAATATAGCGAATGGTATGTATTGGGAGGCGCTCAAATGCCGAACATGAATATGGATATGTATAAGTCACGTGCTACTGACATTGATGCCAGCGGAGTTCACATGATGTGTACACAAGGGGTACATTTAAACTACCCTAATACTTGCGGTAAAATAATCTGTACTTTGAGTTAATCACTCAAAGTACTTTTTATATAGTTACATAAACCAATTTAAAATCATTATACAATGTTACAAGAAAGAATATTAAAGCTGATGCCAGTGGTACTTAATGAGAACTTACCACAAGAGATACTTAATGAAGCTGTAAACAAATATAGTCCACCATTATCATCGGCATCAAAAGGCATTTTAAAAGGTCTTACACCAGAAAGACTTAATGCAATCATGCCCCAACTCGTAGGAGCAGAAGCAGACTCTCAAGGATTTTTAGCTAAAGTAGATGACTATTATGCTGATTTATCTATAGATGTACCTGCCGAAGGAGTAGAGATAGATATGTCTATCACTATTACTAAGGATGCTTCTGGTAAAGAGATACCATTTCCAGCTAATCCTAAAGACTATGTAATAGGTTCTGTTATCTTACAAGACCGTAATATAGCTAAAACCCAAGACGAGTTTGAGAATATCGACTTTTACCGTTATAAGGTAATTGACTTAGGAGAAGAATTGAAGAAAAAGCAAGCACAGACCGAAGCTACAAACAAAGCCTATGTGTTGTACGGTAAGTTAATGACCGAAGAGAACACAGACTTGTTGAAACAAGGACTTATTGTAAGCAAGGATTCACTAGGGCTTAATGTGTATGAAATCGAACATAGTACAAAACTCGAAGTGACTGGTCAAGTGCAACGCCTTTTAAATGAAAAACCAGACGTATTTTTATCTGTTTTCAGTAATACTGACTATCTTGAAGATAAATCATTCGTATTACGATGCCTTGAATACGGAGTGTTGAATATTATAGGTTCTGACATATACCACATAGACCAAAAACTAGCTGGTACTGTTGATGAAACTGTAAAAGTTTTAAAAGCTGATAGCGCTTTAAAAGCAACACTAATATCTAAAGAGGCGGTAGCTAAAGAGATGTTGTAATGACTATTAGGAATATTCATATAGCGATAGAGCAAAGACTTCAAAGCGTTGGGGTCTTTGCCTATTCAGATATATCACATTCTGAAATAGACATCGCTATAAATAGTACAGTAGATTTAGAACTGCGAAAGATATTTAGGGATATTGACGAAAAGGTTAATTCTAATAACGTAGAAAGAAACCAATGGCAATTAGACTTCACGAGAGTACTAAAACAAAAAGTCACAATAACACCTACTAAGATAGGGAATAGTTATAAGTCAATATTACCTGTAGATTACTTACACCTTTTACAAGATGTATCAACAGTAATAGCTAATTGTGGAGCATCTACAAAGCTTACTTCTGTAGTATCTGGAAAAACTTATAAAGTTGTAGAACCTTTTGAGCTGTCTGGTATTTGGAGATATGCTGATACTATATTTACAGCATTACAGACTACTAGCTTATCATTTGGTAGTGTAGTAGAAGTACCTGTAATGGCTAGACTTAACAGATTAGTAAAGTCTGAAAACATACAAAGTATTCTACAGTCCTCATTTAGAAAGAGTACACAGAAAAGTCCAGTAAGTGAGATAGTAGGTGATTCTTTAATAGTATATACACCTGATTTTGAAATAGCTTCTGTAGAATTAACCTATTTTAAAAAACCTAGAAAGGCTGATTATGCTAATGGTATAACACTAGAATTTGAAGACTTCGCTATAAGTTATATAATAGATAGGACAGTAGAGCGTTTATCTATTGTTATGGAAGAATCTCAACAGAAAATAGTAAACTTTAAACAAGAACAAATAGAATGAACCGTATTCTAGTAGCTAAAAATCTAGCAGTTGCCCAAAATAAAGCAATAGCAGACTTGACAGTAGGTCAGATTGGTATATATGGTATGGGTCTTAATGACCAACTATGGAAACCAGTAGGTAAACTTACTAAAGCTGAGTGGTTACAGGTATATGTAGGTGGAGAATACTTACCATCAGGCATTATAGATGTAAGACCAGCAGCATCGCATTGGACAAAGATACCATATTCAGAAGGTGTAAAGCCAGTATGGCGTTTTTCAACAGCCCACAAAAACACATCAGTGTATGACGAATGGGTAATAAGCATTACAGGCACAAATAACTTGGGTTCTGGAGACCATTGGACAGAAACATTTTCTGCTACAGGTAATCTAAAAACTCCATTTGAAGTGTATTGTGCTTTAGAGAAAAAGATAGATGCTTCAAAGTACTATACAGCCGTAGCTGATAAAGGTGGTTTGATTGTAACTACAAAGGAATTAGGTCAAGATTTCACACTCGGTGCGTATTTTGTACCAGACCCTACAAGCAACTGTAGCAATGGCTGTTGTTCTGTAACATGGGATGCTAAAAAGACTGTAGAAGCTGCTGCTGGTTCTGGTAGTGCTGCTCAAGTACGTGAATTACAATTCAAGTACAGACCATCTTTAGGTAACATGAGCTTTACAGAAGTTCAACACCCATTTCCAGAAATCCTACCAGAAACAAGTACTGATACATTCGACTTGTACATTGGTACGTATTCTAACCCTAATGATGCAGGTGGAGACCAAAGCCAATCTGTATTCAAAATGGAGCATACTCTGGTAATTGCAGTTCCAGCAGGAAGTGTAGCAGGAACAGGATTCCGCCAAGTAATTGAAGCCCAACTAGGTAAAACATTCATAGATAGCCCTATCGTATAATGTTACGCACAATACCAAATAAAGACTTAATCTCAATATACAGAGACACTTGTAGTTCATCTTACTCTATAGATGAACTACAACAAGTCTTTATATATGAAGGTACTGCATTAAAGGACAGTATAATTAATACAGCTACAGCTAGAAGCTTTATTAAAGGTGAGTATATTTATAATAAGCCTGTTACAGATGGAAAGATAGTTCTGCTTTCCTTCTTCTTCTTAACTGGCTTCTATACCTGTACTACAACCCTAAATAAAATTAACAGTACGGTAGATTTAACTGTGCAATTAAATACGTATGATTATGTTATAATCAATAACGTATATTACAAAATAGTAAAAGCCGCATCTACAGGAAATACCATTGTAGTGAATGACCAAGTGCCGTATGCTACATCATTCAGATTTGCGCATAAAGAGGATGTTAATATAATTAATACAAACTCTATAAAGGATTCTATTATTAACTCAATAGAGGATTCCTTTGGTTGTAAAGACTGTGGTAAAAGTGACGCTCCTGTAGATTTGTGTACAGACGTTATCAGATACATAGCTTTACAGAACGCTATATCTAAGAATAAGACTACAGATATAAAGAATTTAACAGAGTACTTTAACAATAAGTATAACCTTAACGTATCGTGCTAGAAAATATACTAGATAGGCTAACATCAATATCTAGCAAAAATGTATGTGATTATAAGTTTTTTGTAGATACTGCAAAGACAGAAGAAATCAATACATTTTTGCTATCTTTTGCTATAGATGAATTAGGTATATGCAATTTAAGCGCTTACCCTAATATACAATGCTTATCTAATGACTTTACCGAGGAGTGTAATGACTGCGGAGTTCCGCAAATAGACTTTGTAGAATACGAAGCATTTAATCCTTTAGAAGTAGAATGGGTAGCTCATGTAACTGAATGTGAGTTATTAGAGACAAACTGGATAGCACACGAACTATGTTGTAAACAATGCTAAGATAATGCCAACTATTACTGGAAATACAGGTACTGTAAAAGTAGTTACTCTTCTTAAAGTATATAAGAATAGCGGACTGCCTGTTATAGATTCTAATGGACACCAAATTACTAAAAGTAACGTGGTGGGAGACCCTGATTATATCAGTCCGTATTTAGACTTATGCGACTGTCCTGTAGATGATGTAGCGACAGGTTGTGTACCAACTACAACAGCACCTACCACTACTGTGCCTACAACAACAGCACCAACTACAACAGTAGCGCCTACAACTACATCTATGTGTAGTTTAACGCTGTCTTGGCTACCGTATTCAATTACTTGTTTACCAAATGGTACAACACAATCTCAAATATCTGTAACAGGTAATGCAGGACATCAAGTAGAGTTCTGGAATCCTAATACAATGGAGTTTGAAGATGGTGATACTTTAAACACATATATCCTTACAGTACCTTCAAATGGAGTATTAGTTAGTTGCCATGCTAGAATAAAAGGATGTATTCAAGAAATACAAGGATTTATTACAGCTTGTAGTCCTAGTGGAACAACTTCACCAACGACTACTATGATACCTACAACAGCAGCACCTACCACTACAACAGTTCCAGTAAGCACTACAGCAGGTTGTACACCTCCTAGCTCGGTGAATATATCAGGTGGGAATGTATTCAATAATAGACAAACTGTTATGTTTACAGCTACCTATGCAGGCTCTACAGGAGGTACGTTTGTGTGGGTATTAGGAGCAGGTCAGACATTAATAAGTGGTGGTAATGGGTATAACTATTGTGAAGTACAATTCACTACTGTGGGTACTACATTATTATACTGCCAAGTAACTAAGTGCGGAATAACTAGCGATGCTACATTACCTATTACAGTTAATTGCGTAACACCGACAATAGTATCTCAAAATGCAGTATGTAATAGCGTATTTACATTTAACGCTAATGTGGTTTTAAGTCATGGGCAACTAGAAGTTATATCTGGAGGAACTATTTCAACTGTTAGTGGTAATTCATATATACTAAACTCTACTAATTTAAGTGGTATAGTTGTTAGAGCTTTTGAGGGTAGTTGCAGTACTACATTTACTATACAGAATCCGAATTGCGGTTGTACTCCTATAGCAGGAGTAACTGTATCTGGAGCTTTAACAGCCGCTATAGGTCAAACTAGAACATACAATGTAACATATTCTGGAAGTACTCCAACAGCCATAGATTGGGTAATACCTGTAGGAACTACTGTATTGTCTGGTGGTGATGGAGCTGCTTTTGTAGTAGTAGTATTTAATACAACAGGAACTAAACCTATTACCTGTAATGTAATTAATGAGTGTAATTTTGATTCTGATATAATATCTGTAATAGTTACATAAGATGGGAAGTATAGTAAATACATTTGTTGATTGCAGACCAATAGTTAAAATCTCTAAGACTTGTTTTGATTCTGGGGAGTGCTTAACTACTAATCATTCTCTCGGCTTGGTATCAAAAGAAAAGTTTAGTACTTTTCAAGAGGCGTTAGATAATTGCATAGGGCTTCAATACTCTACTATGTATGTAGCCAGACAAGGAGGAAAGCTGGTACTCTCTTTTAATAAAGATAAATTAGTACCTGTAACAACAGGTTTTATAATACGACAAACAATAGACGGTGTAACGACATACAGGCAAGTAGTTACAGATGTTGATGGCTCTTTACTACAAGTATATACTCTACTTGTAGTGTAATCATTAAATTGGTTTATGTGAAACGCCTGTGCTATTGATAGTGCAGGCTGTTTTTTAATCGAATATTTAACGTAAAACTATATATAGTAATGGCTACTGATTTATTTCCAAATAAGACAAATGTGTCTAATCCTAGTCTAGTAGTAGAATCTACAAAAGACTTAAAAGGTAGAGCTACAGCAGGTACTAAGTTCGGTATCAATACAACAACAGGACGAATGTTCTATGTAAACAGCGCTGGTAACTGGAAACCTATAGACAATGTACAAGAGTTCAAAACTGTAGCAGGAGCTACTGGAGCTAATACATTTAATTACAGTACTTATAAAGGCGATGTGTGGTATGTTACTATACCTACAGGAACAAATGGTAGTATTACTGACATTACAAATGAGCTGGGCGATGGTCAAAGGCTCACTATAATGGTAGGTACTGCTGGTGGAGGCACTCTAACCTTAACTCACAATACAGCTAAAATATACTTATCTGGCGCTGCTAATGCTGTACTTACAGCAGACAAAACAATAACGTTACTTAGCAGAGGTGGAGTGTGGTATGAAGAAAGTAGAGCTTAATATAGCTATAAACTAACTAAATTACACCACTAGCCCCATCTATAAATTATGCTTTTACAAGTAACATCTGATATTGTAACGTCAGCTCTCGATATAGAGAAAATAGGCATTGTAGGTATTCTGTTTTTATTATGTGTAGGACTGTATAGGTTTTTTATAAAGCAGATAAAGGATTTGAATAGTACACATGAAAAACAAATAACTGATTTAAAACAAGAGAACAAAGAACTAAAAGCCGATAATGCTAAAATACGAGACGAGATTATTCAAATACAAAGAGATTTAGGAGTAACGCAAATGCGTATGATGGAAATTATAGAACATAACACAAAAGCGCTAGAGCGTAATAATGATATAATTTCACAAGTGTATGGAAAAGTCGTCAGTCTTAAAAGCTAAAGCTATTTTAACTCTAATAGGTATTGTGTGTATAATTATAATACCTATTAGAGAGTATAATATATACGTAAAGAAGAAACAGCAAGAAGCTTATAAAAGCAATATACCAAAGAGAACCGTATTTTCAATTCATAGATAAATAAATTAAAGTTATGCCTACAAATGCTGATTATTTAGAGAACGTAGACTGTCCAGATTGTCCAGCAGTAGCAGCAGAACCATCTGCGCCTGCGTGTCCTACAACAACATGGGCAATAACATCTAGCTCATGCAGTGGTACTGTATCTGTAGCTACGTTAGACACATTAGAAGTATGTTGTGATGCAATCGGAATACCAGCTATAGAATCTGCTGTATGTGCAGAGTGTCCATGCCTTTTTGAATCTGTAGAGATTACAGCTCTTCCAACAAAAGGAACATTAACACTGTTAGGAGTAGATGTAGAAGTTGGTGATATGCTTACAAGACAATCTAATGGATTGCTTACGTATGAGCCTACAACAGCTGGAACAGCGGATACTGATACTTTTACAGCTACAGTACACTATTCTTGTGGTACAGCTAACACTACTGTAACCATTAGTATATTAGAAGCTACTTGTGAATCGCCTTCACCATGCCCTAATTGTTAATTAAAGCCAATTAAAAAGCCCCTTAAACAAGGGCTTTTTAACATTGAATTGAAAATATGATACAGCCCACAAAACCATATCAATTAGTATCAGGAGACTCTACAGGAAATAATATTACCTGTAATGAGCTATACTCTACTATAACTAATTTACAAACCTCTACAGGCTCTATATATCCAATAGTATTTATATCAGATAACACTAAAGAAGGAATATTTGAGTATGATGCAACAGATACTACAACAGCTGATGATGGATATAATACCATTGTTACTACAACAGGTAAACGCTATAAACGTGTAGATAGAGTATCTAAAGTAAATACAGTTGCAGATTTACGTAATACATCTGGCGGCTCATTAAATCTAGTTTTCGCTTTATGTCATACTTCAAACAATGATAATGGACAAGGTACATTTTATTGGGATGCTGCATCCACTCTATCAGATAATAACGGCACAGTAATAGCTGTTACTGGAATATCTGTGGGTAGGTGGATTCGAGTAGTTGTTGATAATTACTACGTAGAGTGGTTTGGAGCAAAAGGTGATGGGGCAACAAATGATTATACTGCTATTACAAGCTGTATTAATTATGTTGCATCTTTATCAAAAGGAGGCACTATACAATTTTTAGCAAAAACATACTTAACATCACCATTCTTTATCAAGAAGAATGTTAGTATGGTGGGAGCTAGTAGAAGTTTAGCAGCAGGAGCAGATTCTATTTTGAATGGAACAACATTAAAAAATTATTCAAGTACATTCTCAACAAACTTTGTTGAGCTATACCCTGATAGAACATACCCACAACAAAATGGAGAAGTTACTAATTTAGCAAAGTCGTATCCAAACATAACAATATCTAATATATCCTTCGATGCTAGTAATGTAGCTAACTACGCTTTAACTATGTTAGAGGCGTGGGGCTTTACAATAGATAGCTGTAAATTCTATAGAGGTAAGTTATACTCTCTGAATATAACGGACTGTAACGAATTTAATCTACTTAACTCTAGCATAAAAGGATTTTTAAGTATAAGTAATGCAGACTATATAATAGAGAATAACGATATAGCTGGAGGAATAAATACACCAGCCGCCTATTTAGATAGAACAGGTAATGGAACATTAGGTAATAATAAAATATACTTTGGAGGAAGTGTGCTACCACCGATTAAATTTAATGTAGCTAATTTGGTAAATGGTGTTTTTCAAGTAACTCCATTCAACTATCTAACTCCAAACCCTACTTATATATCTACAGCAGGAACATCTAGCTTTATTCAAGAAACCCAAACACTGAATATTATTTCAGTAGATGGTGTATTGGCTTCTGCTTACAGTAGTCTTACCTATGGAATATTGCAAGCAGGTGTTGCATATAGACTTGTTGGAACGGTTAGAGTTTCTGGAGCGTCGTCTAATAGAGAAGTTGTATTTTCTACAACAGACAACTCCGTAATTTATGGTACTGTCAATGCTACAACCTCTGTACAATCTTTTGATTTTACATTCACCCCTACTTCCAATATAGCAAATACTATATTAAAGATAAAGGCATCAGCAGCTAGTGTTACAGGAACGGACGCTATTATTTTAACAGATGTTAAGATAATCTCTGATGTATCTATACTTGATGGAGTTCCTGTTATTTTTAATTACCCTAATACAGTAACAAATGGATTAAAAGCAAGCTACCCACACTCAGAAAGCTACTACCCTAAATTTCTAACAGCTACTACAGTAGTATTATACAACAACCTGTATAACTTTACCAATGTTCCTAGTGGTTATGTGAATACATCGGAAACATTTTTAGGAGGGTCGATAGAAGTACCATCAGCTGTAATGTTAATAACTGGTCGTAATTCAAACACTGGTGTATACAGTAGCAATAAAATTGAAGATGTTGTAGGTAACGGTATTGTATTACGAGGAGCTTATAATAATGTGTTTTCTGGCAATACTTTATCTAAAGCAATAAGTAAGTACGATTCTAAATTACTCGTATTAGAAAAAGGAGCTACAAAAAATACTATATCGAGTAATAGTATATCTGCTAGAACAGAAAACTTAAATGATATTACTTATATAGGGGTCTATATTGATGAATTTTCTGGCAATAATACTATAACAAGTAATACAATTTTAGATTGTGCTTATTTAGATGTGTGTGATGAATTTATTGGAGAAACGGCATCTTTAAATATATACGATAATTTAAAAATGTCTATGTGCTATAGAAGGAAAGCCATAGATTATATCTGTAATAAAGATGGTGTAGTATTTGAAAAAGATAGAATTACTAAAATATCTAACAATGGTATATTAATAACAAGTACTTTGACAGAGTACTCTTTGCATTTTGATGATGTAAAGATTTATAATGTCACATCTGATGCTACACTATTTCAACAAAAAGATATATCATTTACACAAAATGGTAGATTTGCTATACGTATATCAGCAGCAGGAGCAGTTTATTGTGTTATAAATGCTATACCTATTGTTTCTACAGCAAATGGTGTTGTAGTAAGTGGAAAATATTATAACATTACTGTAGTAAAAGACAGCTTAAACAACTGGGCTATTTATATAGATGGTATATTAGCAGCTAGTGATAATACAGTACTTACTGTAGCTACATCTTTAGGGACTAAATCATATATAGGTTCAGGCGATATATCGCAAGGCTGTGATGTATTTTTAACAGGCTTTAAATTTTTTACAGAAGCCTTAATAGATAAAGAGATACGTAATCTAAATTTTCAAGAAAGTGTTGGTAATAGGGCATTTACTTCATTAGCTAGTGAGAGTGTAAATGGGGTAGGGATTATATCTTCATCTTCAAATGGTACAATATCTTCTAGTAGTAGTACAGGAATTGATGGAGGTGATAGTTTACTATTTGGCGCATCCTTGAATAATATATATAATGTAAATGTTTTGGGTAATGCTTCTGGTATAAAAGGTAATGTAGTTAGAATTAGCGGATATATTAAATCTTCTACTGCGACAGTATTAGCAATAGGTAGAAATAATAAATTTAAGAATATTCCTATAACAAGCACATACACTAAATTTGTGCAATATATAACACCAGACAGTGCTTATCCTGCCTATGATGCACTTATTTTTAAATTCGGCACTTTAAATAATTCTGTATACACTAAAGACTTTTTGTCGGCAGCTGGTTCTACATTTATAGATACACTGAATATAGGTGTAGGCTATTATCCTATTTCTGTCATATTAGATTTTTCTAAAAACATTACAGATTATACTATATATAATAAGTTACTACAAACTGATTCATATACAGTAGCATCTAATCAAGGTTCTAGTATAGTAAAAATGACTACAGCTGAAATGCAAGCTGTGCCAAATCCAGCTTTAGGGCTGTTGATTTACAATACAGACCTTAATACTATTTGTCACTATAATGGAACAACATGGACTAATTACGAAAACATAGTTACAAGTATTGCTAATTTAAGATTAAAAAGTGGTGCGTCTAATGGAGCTAAATGCTACCTATCTGGATATTCTGGAACACCTAACGATGGAGCGCAAGGATACTTTTACTGGAACGCTACTTCTACGGATAATGATAATGGAGGTACTGTAATACAAGTAACTGGCATAACTACTGGAAGATGGATACGAATTACAGAGTTTGCATATTATAGTAAGTGGTTTGGAGCAAAAGGTGATGGTATTACAGACGATACAACTGCTATTCAAAAGTGGTTAGATGTTTCCGCTGCTGCTAATAAACCTGCAATAGCTAATAATGGAAATTATTTAGTTGAGACTATATATATTCCATACGGTATAGATATGCGAGGAAGTGGATTTCTCGAAGCTAGTAATCTTGAAAAAACTACCTTTACGCAAAAAACAACCAATGATGTATTTAGGCTTAATGGTAACTTAAATACAGGTTTTTATTGGTTCTTTGGTAAGCTATCTAACTTTAGAATATATGGTAATACAGCTAGCACTACAGGCATAGGATTACATTGTATGGATGCATCTAACAATAAAGTCTTATTACAAGATGTTACTGTAATTGAGGATTTAGTAGTCAGAGGTATGGGAAGTGATGGTATTTGTAACTATGGAGCAATGCCAGCTATATTTAACCGCTTAAAGCTATTATTTAATAATGGAGCAGGTATACACTTTGTACATTACGACCAATTTTTAGGAGTAGCTCTGCATAATATATCTGGTGATGGTAACAGTTATTTATTACAGTTTGATTCATTAACTGAAACAGATAATGTATCTATAGTAAATCTAAAATCAGAGAATAGGACAGACCCAAGTCATGGTAATACAGATAAACAATTCAATGCCATATACTTCAATAACTGTGCAGGTACTTATAATATAGATGGAGCAAACCATATATCAAGTGTACTTACAGCAGGCAGTCCTACAAAGCCTGGCGCTCTAATACTTATAGCAGGAGCTAATAAACCTCATATTACTTGGAGAGGCGTTAATACAAAGGTAGTGTCAGGAAGTGCTGGTACAGACCCTTTAATAATAGAAGGAGGGGGTTTTCTATCAGATAACATAGCATATACATATAGAAATGGTAGCTATAATTCAAAATTTGCTAATATAATTAGCGAGGCAGTAAACTTTAGAACTAATGTTACTGATGGTAATACAACTCCAGATAGTACAGGAACTAATATTTTACTGTTTGCTAATTCGACTAATATATCTATTTCCAACTTATTGGGAGGGGTAGATTCTAAAATAGTCACATTGTTATTTACAACAGCAGGTACTAGCATTACAAGTAATGTAAATTTCGCTTTAAATAAATCTTTTGTCAGTACCAGTAATGCTAGTATCACACTAATATACTATGCAGGCACATGGAAGGAGTTGTCAAGAAGTGTCAATGAAGGACTTCAAGCTCCTGTAGGCACAGTAGCTGCTCCATCTCTATCTATAATAGGTGATGCTAATACAGGTGTAAACTCAAGCGGTGCTGATACAATAAGTCTAGTGACAGGTGGAGTCGAAGCATTAAAAGCTGATTCGTCGCAAAACGTATCTATAGGTACAACAACAGGAGTAAATTCTTTAGGTGTTACTAAAGTTATTACAGGAGGTACTGATGTTTCAGGTATTAGAAGTAGTGGACAAATACAAACAGATGTTACTGGTAATGCTTACTTGTTTAGAGCTATATTAAACCAAATAGCAGCAGCAGTTACTACTTCTGTATTTGGATTTGATACTGCATTAGGTACGATAAGTGGCACTATTACTAATATAACTAACTTTAGAGCTACACTATCTGGAGGAGTAAATGCTGTAGGTTTTCAAGTAACAGGTATAGCAGGTTCATCAAATACTAAAGGATTTGATTCTAATATATCATCAGGCACTAATAAGTGGAACGCCTATTTTCAAGGAACAGCACAAAACTACCTTGAGGGGAGTCTTGGTCTAGGTATACAAGTACCTCTAACTAAGATGCATATTTACACTACAGATGCGAATATGCTTAGATTAGAACGTGCTGGATTAGGTATATCTAATATATTCATATCTGTACTAATGACAGGTTCTACATCAGATACTTTATTTGATGCGGCTACAGCAAGTAGTGGATTCCTATTTAGAACAAAAAACGCATCAAATACAGCTGTAAATGCTCTGGGTATAGATAAAAATGGTAATGTAGGTATTAAAACACTAGCACCATCTGCTGATTTTGAGATTAATGGTGTGGCTAAGACTAAAGGGCTTGTATTAGGAATTACTACACAGACTTCAGCATATAGCATTTTAACTACAGACTATACAATAAGGTGTGATGCTACATCAGCAGCATTTGCTGTTACCTTGCCAACGGCTAGTACTTGTACAGGTCAAGTGTTTGTAATTAAAAAAATAGACAGCTCTGCTAATGCTGTAACTATTAATGGTACATTAGACGGAACTGCAAGTAGAACTTTAACTACTCAATATAGTAGTTATACAGTACAATCTAATGGTACAACTTATGATATAATATAGTAAGGATAGGTAATAACTAATGCGCAATGATATATAATCTAAAGTCTTTAATAAACAGAACAGATAACCCTCTTTTAGGTGGGTTATTTGAGTTTGGTTTTATGAATGTATCTGACCCAGACTATCCTGTAGGTTTTAACAGGCTAAGTGATTATGGGTATACTGACGGAACAACTGTTAATTATAGCTCCTTAGATATATCTAAGCTTTTAGCATGGAATAAACAAGGCAATGTAGATATTCATACAGGTATCGCATTTGAAAATCTATCATCTAGTTTAATACAACAACCGTTTGATAGTGCTAATTTAATATACGCTAATCTAGCAGGGGGTGTACTATCACATGGTAGGAAGAATATATGTGTTAGAGTACACATAACAAAACCTTCGCTGTTATCTATGTTTGGGGGTATACAAAGAAGTAATTTTGGATGTAGTACAAATGTGGGATACTCTATAATAAAGAATGGGAATACGCCAATTATAGGAAGAACCGAACTTATTACAACTACACAAATAGTTACATTTACTACAGGATTATCTCAAGAACTTCAAGCTGGCGATTATGTTGATTTTATAATAGATACAGCTAATGATAATAATATATATTGCGATACTGTAGGATTTAATCTATCTTTAGACTTAGTGCAAGCTGACACTGTAGCGTATATAGATGATGCTGTTTTAGTAGATGTTCCTCACACTTTAGACTTGATGGAATTAGGAGCTGTATGTGATACAGGTGTAACTACTTTTGAATTAGTAAGTGGTTCAGAAACTAATGTACAGGTAACAGCGTTTAGCCCAACAGGGACATTTACTTTTGTACCTACTAATATAGGAACATTTGGATTTACCTATAAATTAAAGTGCGATGGTATAGAAATAGGAATAGTTCTAATACGTGGTGTAGCGTATTGTGTTCCTACTAATTCTCAAATTACAACTACAGCTAATTCAGTACTTGGAAGCACTGTAGTATACTCTGCTGTTCCATCAGCATCTGGCACATGGACTGTTAATAACGGAGCTTCTATAATTAGCGGGCAAAGCAGTAATCAAATTACAGTGCAACTACCTAATACTATAAAAAAGATAACTGTTACTTTCACATACATAGATTGTGAGCGAGTAATTACACGAACAAGAATAATAGCAATGACTAGACCAGCCTGTATAGGTGACTGTTAATTATGAAACTTAATGAGCTTGCTGAATCAATAGCATTTAAACTGGGTAAAGATACCGATTACGGCTTTCAAGAAATGCTAAAGGCTGATATAATATCAGCTAGAGCTACTGCTATAAAGACAGAGTTCGATAAGACTAAAATAATACCACAGAATTTAATACAAACTATATATTGTATACCTTTAATCAGAGTATACTCTGGGTGTGTAGATTGCAAGTCTGATGAATTGGTGTATAGAACCTTATTTAAAATACCTAAGCTTATTATGATGCGTACTGATAGTCCGTATGTAGAAGTAAGTACACCATTCAAAGGTAAGAATAAAAGAATAATACCTATCATTAATCAAGGAGAGGTATCTAATATAGCGTATACAAGATATAGCAAAAATTCTATTGTTTGTTATTTCAGAAATGATTACCTTGAATTTGTTAATTCAAGGGGGATGGAATCTGTTGATGTTGCATCTATCTACGCTAACCCACTTGATGTAGAAACTATACGACTAAACTGTACACCTACTGATACAACAGAATGTGCTTGTGAAGATTGTAACAGCTCTAAGAGAGAGTGCTTTAACTACAACACATCAAACTGTATAGATGCTGATGGTGATTTAATTATAGAGGATGAATATGTACAGCTGATTAAAATACTTATATATAAGGAACTTGGAGTATTTCAAGAGCCAGCTATACAGAAAGAAATAGAGGTAAACCAATGATAAATACAGCAGCTATATATAAAGATTTTGCTAAACAATATCCTAATATAATTACACATATTGGTATAACTCCTATCAAGTTTAATCAAGTGATAGTTGTGTTTTTTAAACACATGGTGTTACAGATGCTTAAAGGCTATATGTTTAACATGAACGTATTAGGGTCTGTAGAGGTAGTTAAAGTAGAGCGAAGCGCAAAAGCTATACAAATTGATTTCGGAGCTACAAAAAAAGCAAGACAGCTAAATCCAGATGCTCCTAACCAGTATAGAACTAATAAGTATTTCTATGAATTTAGTTGGATAACTCACAGTAAGTTATTAAAGCTGTATAAATTCAAAGCGGTATTCCAGCATGAGCGAGCCATACCTAAGTATGAAGAACATTTACAATTCAAACCTGTAGCTAAGAAAAGATGAAATACATAAGTTCTGAATTTATAATAGCTTCTGTAGCAAGAAAGTTCGGAGTATCTGCAAACCAGTACTCTATAGATATATATGAATCTATAGGTGAAGCTTTAAGTATATTAGATATACCATTAAATCATACTGTAGAGTATGATGTTACTTCTGCTGTAGATTACAAAATAGAGAAAGACGCATTAGCTATAGATGTGTATAATGTATTTGTAAATAATAAACTTGTAAAACCTAACAGGAAAATAACATCAGCAAGCTTAAAAGGTATACAGGCTTTTCATACAGCTTTAACAGAACTTATACAAACAGCAGATGCTACTAAACAAGCGTGTGGTATGAATCTACCTTTACAGGTTGATGATTGTGGTAATGTGACAGACGATTGGAAAGAGCAAATCCTTAAAAATCTTAATGGCGATATACTTACATTCAATACGTTTTATAAAGATTTGAATGAGACAGGCATTGGAGATTATTGGTGGGAAGATTCAGAGTGCTGTATTAAAACAAATTTTAATGCGGATAATGTTGTAGTACAGTATACTAAACCACTTGTAGATGAAAGAGGCTATCCTCTAATTCAAGACGAGCAGAAACTTATCACCTACGTAGAGTGGTACTGTATGAGAGGTCTGGTAATGAAAGGTTTAAAACATCCGATATTCAGTTTCGGTGATTTAGAAGCACTTACAGAGAAATGGCAAGCTAGAGCTACTAATCAACAACGTCGTAGAACTCCTAGACAAATGGAGTTATTTAAACTTAGATGGACAAATAGTAAAAACTATATACGAGAAAACTTTTACACAAACTAATTTAAAAATGCCTACACTAGAAAAACAAATACTGAATATAGAAGCTATAGCCAGTATAGGTGGAAAAGATTGCATAACCAGAGAATCAGTATTAAAGCTTTTAGCTGAAAATGAAGCACAAGCTACAGAGATACATTACATGGATGAAGATACTTGTGTACCTAGTACAGTAAACACTATAAAGTATTTTTTATCACAGAAATCCCTCCTTCTCTCTCTTTTCTGGCTACTTGTACTACTAAGCCCAGACATAGCTTTAGAGTTTAATAGGGTGCTTGTTTTTCCCCCAAAATTATTTGAATTTTGTAAGATTTTTTCTGTTATTCCTATTGCCATCGCTTTAAGCAATACAGCGACATTCTACTTCAAAGACTGCCAAAGTGATTATGAAGTAGGAGTACCTACAGCAAAAACTATAGCTAAGTATATAACACAAAGTTGGTTATTGTATATAGGATTAAGTACTACTACATATTTATATACAGTTAATTTTGAAGCACTTGGCATTGATGTAATAAAAGATATTGTAGGAACACTGAATGTAGCATCTATGATATTCGGTTTAGCTATATTTACATTATGGCGGTGGTTTAGAACAGAGTACCATTTTCTATTCAGCACTATAGAAAATATGGAAGATTCTAATAGTACTTGGGGTCAGCTTACAGCAGTTCAGAAATCTAGCAAATCACTAGCTATACTATTTTTCGTAATATGGATATTAACAAATATATATATACACTTATCAGTGCAATAGCATTTGTAGTGGTTATAGCTTTAGCAAAGGTTGAAAAGCCAGCTAAAGCTATAACTGTTTCTGCCATACCTGTAATAAAACTAGATAAGCCTATAGTTAATATTAATACTGTATTTAAACCCAGTTTGTTATCTTTGCAAGAAGCCAGTCAAGAGAAAAAGAAGAAATCTGCTACCCCTATAGAAAAACGTATTATAGATATATGTAATACTCTAAACGGTAAACTAGAAATAGAACATAATATAAATCCACAGATTAATGAGATAGTATCATTTAATAAGATACCTAAAGCATCAGCGTATTGTGGAGCTACTGTATATTACATACTTACAAAAGCAGGTATTACATATACTGTAGATAAGCCGTATTGGGCAAGTAATAACTTTATTGATAAATCTAAGATTGTATTTGAAAAAGGTAAATGGTATATAGACCCTTCCGAACTAAAAGTTGGATATGTCACAGGCTACAGACTAGACAATTCAAAGCGCATAGACCATGTAGGTTTGTACATATCTCATACATCACTAGGTCAAGAGCTAGTAAGTACAGAAAAAGATAAGTTTAAAGTCTTTGAAGGTAATACATCAAACCCACTAAATAGAGTGGAGCAGGGCTTTTTCTATAAACAGCGTTCTTATAAAATCACATATATACGAAGATACGACTAATGAAACATTCAAAAGGTATGTGGTTAGATGGTAAACCTTCACAGAATCCAGAAGGGTCTACTCGCATTAACAAGAATATTCTAAAGACTGATTCGCTAGGAGCAATCACTAATGAAAAAGGATTTACTCTTATAGATGGAGTACAAAGAACTGTAGTAGGTGTAATAAATATACCAGACAGCTCTTTTGTGCTTTTTACTATTACTAATGGGGGTAGTTCAGAAATAGGTATTGTTAATAAGTATGGTAAATACCGTAAAGTAACAGACTTGTTTTGTTTTGCATTTAATACCCTGTATCCTATACATGGTGAATTTTATATAAACAATAAGAATGAGACGGTTATAGCATGGACAGATAACTTCAATCCACCTAGAACACTAAACCTAAATACAGAAGATGCTGATGTAACTTGTGAAAATACATTATTATTCAATCATGCGGTAGCTCCTAAGATAGAAAGTTCGGTAATTACTACAGGAGGGTCATTACAGTCTGGTAGTTGGATACCATTTGTGCAATTAGAGCGTTTAGATGGTTCAGTATCTAACATATTTAAAATGTATAATCCTATTAATATCGTAAAAGATAACTATGGTAATTATACAGACTTTGATGGAAACTCACCACAAGACTATACTACTAAAGCAATAGCTTTAAATATAACAGGCATAGACTTATCGTATGCGTATATACACATCGGGTTTTTAGAAACTAGGGATGGAGTACTTACAGCTAAATACTATACTAAAGAAAATATAACATCTTCCTTTTTAGACGTAACTATAACAGGACAGGAGTTAAAGACATCTATAGACCTTGCTGAATTTTCTATAGACTATGCCATATATAAAACAATACGCCATTTAACTCAAGTCCAAAAAGAGCTATTCGCTGCTGAATTAGGTAACTATGTAGAACCTAATATGCAAGAAGAGGTAAATACGTACACTGTAGAGTGGCTATCTAAACTAGAAGAAGTTAAAACAGAAAGCACATTTAAGAATAATGTAGAAAGGACATTTGCTCATGGAGAGGTGTACGCTTTTTATATACGCTTTCACTGGCAGTGGGGTATTGGTAGATGGCACGTACTTCAAGGTAGAGAAGGGACTAACTTTGAAAAGACACCTATTACATTAGCTAACGGAGAAACATTTCTACGGTATCAGATAAAAGATACCTGTAGTGTGATTACAACATCTGGAGGTGTTACAAGAGGACGTATGTCATTTTGGGAAAATCGGAATGAGGTATATCCAGATAACTGCGGTTTCAATGGAGGTAATGTAAGACATTTCAAATTTCCATCTTTAGCGTGGTGTAAAGCTAATCTATATACACAAGATTCATACGGTGTGTCCACAATGGATAGGCTCGGTATAAAAGTCAATGGTATAAATCTAGCAGCGTTAGTAGACTGTAATGGAGATATACCATACGGATATGAGATAGGTTTTGCTAGAAGAGACTTCAATAACTCTACAACAAGCGGACAAAGTATTATAATATTCCATACTGAAAAAGATAGAGGGTATGAGCTTAATCAGCGTGTCAGTATGGGAGGTAACTGGAATATTACACAAGTAGATAATACAGGACTAGACGCTTCTCATAAACCTAGAGTGTACCCTTTTGAATATTTACATAGTGGTATAAATCCTACATTCAATGGATTAAGATTAGAATACAGATTGCAGAAAAAGGCAATGGAGGGATTTTTTCTTACCAATGACTTAGGTAGTGGTAAGAATGATAAATCATACTTCCTTAAAGCTGATTTTACAGATAGTGTAAATGCTAAATCGGTTGGTATTACAGAAGATTATCAAACTGTTAAAGATACACAGATTGTACCATTTAATACAATATCTAATGATGTAGACAATCTATTAACAGAAGCTTGTGTAACATTTGAGTTTGATGATATGCCATTTGTAACTCCGTTACATACAGATTTACCTACAAGGTATTTACAAAATATTCTAATCCGTAATGAGGGAAGTCAAGAGATAACAACAGATGTAGCAAATACAGCATACGATTCTAATGCGTATTATGAAACGTTTTTAGTTACTCTTTTAAATGTGATTAAAAATTGCTATTCTAAGTTTAATCAACAAACGATAGTATCACTAAGTAACTCTAGTATGAATACTATTTGGGGTGGTGATATATTTATATGTGATTATAGCTTTAATACATATGGCAGATTAACTAACAGAGTAAACAGTAAAGATTATAATGATATAACTTCTGGTTCTGATGATACGTCTAAGTTTGATGGTATATATGGAGGAATAAAAGCTGTGCATAGATTTATCTGTGAATCTCAATATAATATTGGATTAAGGTATGAGAATGTTAATGAGCTAAATGGTTATACAAGGTATTTTCCAAAAAGTGCTTTTATAGATTATTACAATACCTATTTAAAAGATTTTAGAAAAGACCTAGAACCGAATCTGTTTAAGTCTGGTTACAGTAAAGACTTTAACAGTTTGAATGTGTATCAAGTTAGTGAAATATTAACACCAGAGGTATTTAATAACTTTATACAGAAAGAGCTGTTTTCAATAATACGTAGTAAAGGAGAAGCATCTAACAAGAACTTTTGGAGAAACTTTAAACAAGGTGATAAATTTACAGGAGCTACTAATAGAGGTAAGATAAGTAATCTTCAAGGAGGACTTAACTTTTTATATATACATTATGAAGAAGCTTTATATAAAACAATACCTAAGAACAGACAACTTCAAACCTCTACAGAGCTAATATATTTAGGAACGTCTGATATATTTGCATCAGAGCCAGAAGAGATACTACATACAAAACTAGGGCAATTAGGAACAAAGCATAAGTTTTCATGCTTGCTGTGTCCGTTAGGATATGTATTCTATGATGTAGATAAAGGAGCTTGGTTTATTGTTGCTGATAATGTAAAAGTCATATCTGATTTAGGTTTACGTACATTCTTTAAAGACAACAAAGAGTGTTATGGAGATAATCCGTATAATGGATATGCAATGCAAGCTGCGTATGATGAACGATATGATAGACTTTTACTTACAAGAAAGTTCAAACAATTAAAACAGCAAGATATGTCTAGGTTTGCAGGATTATGGAAAGAGGCTGACAGCTTCTTTAAAAGAACACTAGGTCTTGGAGATATAGTATTTAAGGAAGGGAGGTATAGAAGAGTTACTGATTCTTCATTACCTTCTACTGCACCATCTACTACTGCTCCTACTACGACTACTGTAGCGCCAACTACAACTGTACCAACAAGTACAACTACTGTGGCGACTACAACGACTATTGCACCGACTACCTCTACAACTCAAGCAACTACAACGCAACCGCCTAGTAATTTGCAAAGAGTTGATAATATATTTATAGGTAACCCTACTATATATCAAAGCGATGCGGATATATTTGATAGTATATTAAATGTATTTAGTAGAGTATCGAACACACTTCAAACAGTATATACTACAAACGGTATTAATATCGGTTCTGTGGTATTTAAAGATACACTTGGTACACAGTTATTAGGTACTGGATACATTGCGTTTTTTGATAGCAATAGTATTCTGAAAAAGGTTGGAGTTGTAAATGGTGTAATAACAACAGCATCATCTACAGTCAGTGCTTCTGCATTAAGCACTCCAAGCAATACAAGAATACTAGCACCGTTCAAGCATTACCAAAGCGGTATTTATGTAGGAACTGGTTATGGTATTTATGATAATGGTGGTAATCTATTATTCTGGGCAAGCAAGTTAGAGATAGCAAATGATGGACTAACAATAACAGATTCAGCATGGAATAATTACAATCCAGCATATACTAAATACTGGAAGTTTAATAAAGAGGCAGTATCTAATTCTCCTCTTGTAAACTACACAATACCAGCGCATTATAAAGGGTGTACTGTAGAAATACAAATAGTGCAAATAGACCCCACTAATGCAGATAATGTAAATTCATTTTCATATACTATACAAGTAGCAGAATGACAAAGGTAACTACATCAGCAACACCATCATGGTTTTGGAACTCTATGTCCTTTGCGTCAAAGAGATTACCAGACTATACAACATTTCCAGATGCTTCATTACCTAGTAATAAGGTATCAGCATCTATGCTAAGAACAGAACAGGATGTAGCAGGAATAGTTAGTAATAAAATTCCGCTAGAGCGTATAGGGCATAATAGATTCTATACAAACTTAGGAGGTCTTACAAATTACCCTGCAAGCAAGCGTGTTAATTTTACAGATTTTGGATGGAATCCTTCTAATCCGCACGATGAAAGCCAATGGACACTAGCTTTAAATACGGAAGATATAGTTTGGCTAAATGCTGAAACACCGCTTGGTTATGATGGAGCTGCTGTAGCAGGTAATATATCTAAGAGGGATAAGTTGCGAAGTTTGATTGGAGCTGTTATTGCAAATAGCCCTACTACCAAAGTGTGTCTATACTCATTTCAAGCTATAGGTAATTTAAGCCAATGGTATAATGTATCAGGCAATATCAGTAATTTGATAAACCCGTATTCCAATACGAGCTTAATATATTCAGCACAGGTAGATGTAGGTTGTAACTCTATGTTACAGCAGATATACAGTTTCAATGATAACAACTATGACTATCCTGCATATATCATATATCAAAAGCAGCTAGCTGAATTGAAATATGGTAATATGCCATTGTATGGTTTATTATGGATGGAGAATGAAACAGTAGATGGATTTCCATTTTTACATAGTATGCAAAGAAAGCGACAAGATGGACAGTTTATTAACCTATCAGGAGCTAAGGCTAATGCTAATGCAGAGTATGTACATAATGCAGCATTAGTGTGCTTATCTCGATGTGATGGTTTACTAGGTTGGGAAGGAGTAATGCCTCAAATAGATTCTGATGATTTGAGTATAGAGCAGGAAATGGGTCTTGTTCAAACATCTATAGGTACAGAGACATGGGCTAAAGTATTACCTAGAGTGTGGAAAGGTAATAGACTATATTGGGATTTAGCTATACAGCACATAAGCCCAAACAAAGATATTATTCAAGCTACAGGGCATGGCTGGGAAACTCCAGATTTTCAGTATGGTAATAATATTCGTACAGGAGTATTTAAGCTAGTACCATATAATAAATTATATGCTGAGCCTGTTGTACAATTAAAGTACAATGATGCTAAAACAGAGTGTGTTATTCTAGTAATGAATAACTGGGCATCTAATCTAAGTACAAAGACTGTTAGAGTATTTGATACAACTACAGGATTAAATGTAACATTACCAGTAAAAGGAACTAAAGCTGAATTATACAGATGTACCATATAACCTCTTTTAGTCAATCGGTATTCATGTATTGGCAAACGCTAGTACAGGTATATAACTTTATTCGTGTTGGAATAGACATGAGTAAAGTTATTATAGTGATAGAGTATGAAACAGCACCAGACCAAAACTATATTAAGCTTGCAAAAGAGACAGGTATTAGAGTAATCTTTTATAAGAAAGACTATACTTCTGCATACCTACCTATAGTCCGACCTAAACTTTTTGAAAAATTCTTTAAAGATTTTCCAGAATTTGAAAAAGAGTATATATTGTACCACGATTCTGATATAATTTACAGGGATATACCTAACTACACATTAATGCAAGATGGAGCATATTACGTAGCGCCATGTAGCAGTTATCTAGGATATGACTACCTTAAACAAAAGGGTAGAACTATAATAGACGATATGTGTAAAGTTACAGGCGTTACATATAATAATATTCTAAGTAACCGTAATAACAGTGGAGGTGCGCAGTATTACGGTATTGGTACAAACGCTGCATATTGGAATGAAGTATCAGCTGATTGTGATAATATATATAATACAATATCACAGGTCAAGCAGGAATATATGAATGAGTTATTTGAATACCACTCTGTATACTTTCCAGAAGATGCCTCATTAAGTAAATCATTAGAACAGTTTTACCAAGATAGGAAGATACAGATATGGACAGCGGGAATGTGGGCTGAACTGTTTTGTTTATGGAAACATAAATTCAAAGTTATCGAGACACCGCTTTTAGATTTTAGTTGGGGTACTTCTGATTTTAAAACATACCTAGAAAGACCTTTCATGCACAATGCTGGTGTGATGTCAGATAATAAAGAGCTGTTTGATAAAGGCGCATATAAATTAAAGATGCCATTTAATGATGACTTCTCGTTTATAAATCCAAGTACAGCATCATATATGTATGTAAAAGAAATGAAAGAAGCTGGTAAATACTTTAAACATTTAATACAATGATTTGCCAACCATGTAATATACCAGAGGATACCGTAGAGGTAGAATTAGAAGATGTAACAGATTTAGACGATGCTAGTTACACTATTAGCTTTACTTCGGTAGATAATTCATGGGTAAGTTTCCATGACTATATACCAGAAGGTATATGGAGTGGGAGGGATACTGAAACGAGTTCTCTCATTTCTCTCTTTAATGGCTTCTTGTATAGACATAATGACCATGATTCTGTAGGAACATTTTATGAAAATAAAACGTATCCATCATATATAACACCTGTATTTACAACACCATACAAAACAGAAAAAGGCACATTACCTATGCAGCTGGTTAATGTGAGTTGGAATACAGATGTAGAAGCTATAGGTACAAGTGACCTAGAGTTACAGAATATGACGTTAAGTAGTATAAGCTTACACACATCATATCAAAGCACTAACGAGCAAACATTGATACCTTTCGATACAAACAAAACTATACAGCAAAACTACGATGTATATAATACAAGAAAGGTAAGAAGCTATTGGAACTTCAATAAGTTCAGAGATATGATTGTCAATAACAATGTAGAAACATTTACTGAATTTCTGGATGATTGTGTTATTAACACAGGTAATGTAAATCCTACTAAAGCTAACGAACTGCTTAGAAGATTAGAGGATGATTATGTTATATTAAAGCTTAAATTCAATAACGCTTTACAACTAGACCTAAAGATATTTGATGTATCAATACAATCTAAACCAGTACGACGATGAAAATAGGAGCAGGCGAAATAGCTAATGACCCTTCTAGGTTACATATAGATTCAAGAGATATAAAAGGCAACGTAGCTGTTGCTGATGGTACTTCTGTATATAATAAACCATTTAAGGTAGACTATGCTATAGGTATACCGAAGACTAGAGATAGAAGTCAGAAGTACTCTGCCGAAGAATCTAAGTCTGCTGTAGCTAATACATTAATGAAGCACCTTAATAACAGAAATGGTGTAGCTGGAATAATGGGTAATATAGAAAAAGAATCTGCATGGAACTCTGGAACATCTGGAGATTTACATTTAGATACTCCTTCATTTGGATTATATCAGCATAGAGTAGGCAGACTTGACAATTTAAAAAGTTTTGCTGAATCTAATAAAAGCCCTATACATGACCCTACAATACAGACAGAGTTTGCTATGAAGGAGGCAAAACAGACTGTTATATACAAGAGTTCAAAACCTATGTACAGAGATTATAATTCACGTTATGGTGATTTAGTAAATAGGTATAAAGGGAAGACTTTATATGATGCTTTGCAAGACCCAGAAATAACAAAAGAAGAAGCAGCCGCTTTATGGACAGGTTATTTTGAAATACCTAATAAAATGGCTACAGAAGCTAAAGACAGAGGACAACTAGCATTAAAATACGCATACGGTGGATTACTACCTAAATACAGCATTGGTGGTAAAATAGATGCTAAAGACGCTCTAGGTAGAACATATACTAAAACTAAAGATGGCAGGTACTTAAATACTGACAATAATAAATTATATTCTTACGATGTCATTTCTAGGCAATTTATACCTATCGAAGAAAAAGGAATTATAGATAAATATATAACCCCTGTTGTAGATAAGGCTCTAAGTACTGTAGGTTTAAATTATGGTAAAACCAGCAATAAGCCAATAACAATAGACTTGAACTCTAAAGTAAAAGCCAGCTTAAATGATAATCCTGTACAAGGACATACTATAATGGGAGGAGAGTTTATAGAAGACGAAGGTAATTCTATACGCACTAAAAAAGAATGGTATAAAAACAAGGATGGTGTATTCGGAGATAAAGAAATACCAGTAAAAAATATAAAAACATACTATGGTGTAGAAAATGACAAACTTATTATAGGAGGAATGGATAAGTTTAAGGACGAAACTGTTATAATCCCCGTAAGGTCAAAAGACATACCAATACACAAAACAGGCTTCAAAACAAGTGGTATATTTAATGAAACTACGATATTAAAGCTTGAAGATAGTTTAGGTCGTTTAATACCTCATAATATAAAACAAGGAGGAAAAGCAATACTATATTCAGAAACAACAGGTAATAAAGTTTTTATAAATGCAGATACTCCTGAAAATAGTAAAAAACTTATAGATGATTTTATACAAAAAAATCCAAAAACTAAATACATAATGCTAGATAATGGCAGATTTAGGAATCACCTACAGAATAAAGAGGGTTTAAAACCAAGTGACTTTTTTCAATACGGTACACATACTTTTGGTGATAATAAAACCTATAATCTAGTAAAGTACTCTAAAGGCGGACAACTAATGAAAAAAGATATATTCGATATAGGTGGAGTAATATCTCTAGCTACAGGCATTAGTCAAGGATTAGGTAAAGCTACTGAACAATTCATAGACCCTATGAATCCTAATGCCGCTTTAAGCGGTTTTGCAGGAGCTTTAAATAATCCACTAACAGCACCACTAGGATTTATCACTGGGTATATGGATGCTAGAAAGAAACAAAACTTATTCGCACAGCAAAATACAGCAACAGCTAGAAACTCTTACGAAGCAGGTAAAGTTAATATGGCAGCATATACAGGTAACTTCAATCAAGCTGGTGGCTTTTATGCTAAAGGTGGAGAAGTTAATGAACCGTATGAAGTAGAAGACAAAGAGGTTGTACAAGGACATGGTGTTAATATAGAAGGAGGTAAAAGCCAACAATTAGCTTCTGACCTTCATGTTATTAAAGGAGAGACTCACGAAGAGGGTGGAGTAGAAGGAACTGGAGGAGAAAGAGTATTTAGTGATAGACTTAAACCAAGTGAGCCTTTTAAAGGTGTTTTAAAAACATTAGGATTTAAAGCTGATTCTGATACGTATGCTACACTTGTTACTAAGCTAGGTAAGATGAAAGGCAAGATGGAGAAGAAGCTAGAGAAGACAGACCATATAAGCAGAAATACAGCAACTTCAATGTTGCCTAAACTAGATATGCTTATAGAAGCTACATTCCAAGACCAAGAAGCCAGTAAAGGAGAACAGGAGAAAATGCCTGCAATGTTTGCTTTTGGTGGTTATCTGAATCAACCAAAACCTAAACCAAAACCTAAAACAACACATCTAGTCACAGCATCACAAATAGATAATAATGAACAACAGTATAAAATAGGGCAACCTTACACTATTAAAGGCACTAACTATGTTTACACAGGGCAGTCTTTTAAACCATTAGATGTTGATGTAAATGACCCTACTTATTCAGAATTGTCTAAATCATCTGTATCTGTTTCTGATGTAAAGCCGTATACAATACCGACTGTAAATAAAGTTAAACCAGAAGTATATGTAAAAAATGAGAAAGGTATATTAGACCATGCTGCTGAATCAGTAGGTAATTTTATATCTAGTATATCTGATTATATGACAAGCCCAAAGACTACTGTACAAAAACCTGTAGTGCAAGCAGTAAAAAAAGTAACAAAGCCTGTTATAGATAACAGACCTGTAATAAAACCAGTTATAGCTAAGTCCTATGCTCCGCCAATAGCAGGAACGCCTCCAGCTATAGTTGAAACACCAAAACCTAAAACTTTTGCAACTGTGCCTGCTATACAACCAATAAAAAATTCAAAATTAACATTTACACCAAGTGCTATAAAAATGCAAGCTTTAAAACCAGCTACACTACAAGCACCTGAGGTAGCTACACAAGATAAAGATACAGCAAGTTCTTTGTCTAGTATTACACCGTACGCTTTATCAGCATTAGGGTATTTGAATGATACACTAGCTAATAATAAACTACAAGCACCAGCAGCACAGGAGCGATTTACAGCTTTACCTAATACGTATGTAGATAGAAGCGCACAGCAAAGATACAGTAACGAAGCAGCAGTTCGTAGTATGTTAAGCCAAGTGCCTAATGATAAGGCAGCCCAACAAGCAGCTACAGCAACACTACTTAGCTCAAACAATCAAGTAGCTGCTGCTGAAAATGCTAGAAGAGATGCTTATAATCAAGAATTAACCGCACAAAATCAAGCAGTTAATCAAGCAAACGTACAACAGAATAATGCCTATCGTCAGTCGTATGTTGATTTCAACAATGCTAAGGTAGCCAATCAGCAACAAGCTGGTACACAAATGCTAGGTAATATAAACACAGGTCTAAAAGAAGAAGAACTAAGAAAACTAGATTTAGCAAAGCTAGGTTTAATACTCAAAGCTAAATCAACAGGACGTGCAGGACTTACTGCTACAGCAACAGAGGATTTAAAAAGTATGTTTAAAAGTTTAGGGCTTTCAGATAGGGAGATAGCGGAAAGGATGAAAGGCATACCCGATTAACAACTATGCAGTTTTTAGGTTAGGTTATAAATTATATGAGGGAATTTTAAAAGGTAGCTATTGTATAGCTACTTTTTTTTATGTATTTTTAGTTAAATAATTTTTATTGTGTTATGGCTATTCCAAAATTTAGTAACTACATATATAACCCTACATACTCTGGTATGCCACTAGACGAATACAAATCGCTAGTTGATGAAACCGCTAATAGGTATGATAGAGCAGAATTGGCTAATGATAAATTAACCACGTATTTAGAATCTATACGTACAGCAGATACATCTGGCAGAAGTCAAGCTGTTATAGATGCCGCTAAAGAAAAACTTAAACAGTCTATAGACAGTTTAGCGAAAGATGCTAGAGGTAATACTAGATGGGATTTAGCTGAACGTCAAGCTAAGGACTTAGGTATTAAGTTTTACACAGACCCTACATTAAGAGGCATAGAAGAGAACTACAGAGCTAGTCAGAAAGATATAGAAGCTAAGAATGAGATGATTAGCAAAGGTATTAATCCTTTGGAATTTTCAAAAGGTCATGCAGACTTTGATGAATCGGGCAAGTTTGTTCCATACAGTAATAGATACGCACCGCAATTAGCTTGGGGTAAAAGAGCGCAAGAGCTAGTATCTCAAATAGCAGCAGATAGCTACGATACTATGGAAATATCTGACTATGAAGCATTACCTAATACTGACCCTAGACGTAAAAAGTATGATTACAAAATAGGTAATCGTATGATAGATAAAGCTAAGTTAGACAGCTTAGAGAATGACTTAGTAACAGTAGCTCAAAACGATGATATATTAGGTCAAATGTTTAGAGTATCTAAACCAGAAGAAGCTAGACAATTTATACGTTCAGCGGCTAATATCAGACAGTTTAAAGAGACAAGCTTACAGCCGATAGATAATACAAAATCTATGGGAAGAGGCACAGCAGGTGATTCTGTAGATGTGGTACAGCCGACATTCGATTATACTGAAACAGGAAGTGCTACTAATATCGGATGGATGGATGCTCAAAAACAACAAGAGTATTTAGATAGCTTATTAAAAGAACCTGAATCTGGAATGTCATTTAAAGATGCTTTTGTTAGAGGTGCTGTAGCTCAAAGTGGCAATTCTAAAGATTTAGAGAACTACGACAAAGCCACAGTTGTAGAAAATACACAACTTGAAAAGGATAAAAAGATGTATACTACAGTAGGAGAACTGTACTATAACAGCTTAAAAAATAAGGAGAATAAAACTAAAGAAGAGAAAGATGCTTTACTGGCTTACAATAAAGATAAAGCAGCATACGGTAAAAATGAATCTAAGTTCTTTAAAAAACTAGGCGTAGAACAGGCTAAGCAGGGATTTAGTACAGCCCTAGAAGACCAGAAGTATGGTAACTCTGGGTACTATGTACCACGTGGTATGTCAGAGGAAGTAGCCAAAGCTCCTCAAAGAATACTTGTAAATAATGTATACGAGGGTCTTTCTGATTTTGTTCCTATGGATGGTACAATGAAGAAAGATACTAAATCCCTACAAGCATACGCAGAAGAAAAGTACGGCAGTGGATATAAGTTTGCTGGAGCAGAACCTACTGGGTATATAGCTAATACAGCATTTGTAGAGAAAGGAGAAGATATGACTGGCGGAGCTGTAATGAGAGCTAGATTTGTAAACCCTTCTAATAAAGACGATGTAAAATATTTAAACATTGCCATTAAAGACAAAGACAGCCAAAAATCATTTGCTGACACTAGAATATTAAGTACAGGATTACAAGAAGTATCTAATATAGATAGAACCATACAGGCTATGAATGATTACAAATCATCAAAACGTACTGATGGTAATATCACTATTCGCAGTAACAGTGCTGTAGCCTTACCTAATATAGATATACGTAAAGCGCTTGGTGATGAAACGTATGTAACTTTAATTGCAGGTTTGAAAGAAAAAGGTATGTCAGATACTTGGATTTCAAAAGTACTACCTTCAATCAAATTCCAAGCAGTACGTAAAATAAATATGAACGAAGGTACTAATAACACTTACATTGAGTGGGGTGTGCCTGATGGTGGAGATTTAGACGAAAGTAAAACTCTATTACTGTATAATACATTATTAAAGCAAGCTAAAGGTAAAGACTTTAAAGAATATACAGACATAGACCAAATCAAGACTAGCGATAATCTGTATATAGACTTTGACCATATAATGAAGTTGAATGGTGATGATTATACTAGAAGATTAATGTTGCCATCAAACATGACACCATCAAAAGCATCAGAAGCATTTGTACCACAAAGTAATTTACTAAACAGAATAGGAGGACAATAATCATGGGAATCGTTAAAGGTAAAGATATAAATGATTTATCTAATGTAGATAAAGAACTAAAGGCTAGAGAACATCAGTTTAAGCCCCATATATTTACTAGAGGTAATCTGAACCAAGACTTGGATAGTCAATACGATACAGGTATTACATCAGCAGGTATTAGCAGGTTACAGGACTATCGAGCAGAGCGTCAAAGTGTGGCAGATGCTTTAGGTAATGGTTTAGTTAATTTTGGTACAGGTATTGTAGCTAATACTGCTAATTCTATAGTTCAAACAGCAGCTGTAGTATTAGGTGGTGGTGTAGCAGCTTTAAGCGATGATGTGTCTTTGCCAGACTTGTTAGATAATCCGATAAGTAGATTCATCAATGATATATCAGAACAGGTAAAGACTAATGTATCTCCTATCTACCAATCAGAAGAGTACCAGAAAGCGGGATTATTAGGAAAACTTGCAAGTCAAGAGTTCTGGGCAGGTTCTGTAATGGATGGTTTAGCTTTTGCAGGTTCGGCATATATAAGCGGTATGGGTTTTAGTAAAGCTCTTGGAGCAGCAGCTAAAGCTACAGGTATAGGACAAAGAGCTTTGCAGGGAGCAGCCCAAGAAACATTTGGAAGCGCTTTAGAGAAAGGTATTGCAGTTGGAAGTGATGGTGCAGGATTGCCTACATTAAACATGGCTCAAAAGATAGGAGCTTCTATATTCTCTGGAGTATCTGAATCTAGTGTAGAGTCGTTAGATACATACAAGTCTTTAAAAGAGACTATGACTAAAAACTTACTAGATAAGAAAAGAAGAGAAGGGTATTTACCTACGCTAACTGACCAAGAAGAAGAAAAGATAGATAAAGATGCTGTTACAGCAGCTAATGTATCTTTTGGTCTTAATATGCTAGTTACAGGATTAAGTGATTACATTCAATTCGGTAAGCACTTTGCAGGTATAGCTGATGAAGCTAACAATGCTAGAAAGATAGCTGATAAAGTAAGACTTGGAGAAAAAGGATATGAGTTAGCTAAAGCAGAAGGGGCAGCAGCTAAATTCTATGAAAAGCTAAAACCTATAGCTACAGCATTAACAGGCGCAGGAACAGAAGCAGCAGAAGAAGGGCAGCAGTTCCTTATTCAAAAGACTTTAGAGAACTACTATGCTGGGGATGATGATTTAAAAGAAGACCTAGTTAAGTCTTTTGTAAGTGCTTTTAAAGGACTATCTAGTCCAGAAGGTATAGAGTCTATGCTTGCAGGAGCTGTCATTGGTGGGGGTACAACAGCAGCTAAACATTATCTACTTGGTGGAGCTAAAGCTGATAAAGACCAAGAAGACAAAGTAAATAGATGGGTACAAGACGCTAATGAGAAATATAATTGGAATAGTATTCAAGCTGGTATTTTAAAAGAAGATACTAAAAGAGGTATAGATGCAGCTTCACGTAATGGTGTTGTAGGTCTTGCTATGCAAGAAGCAGTAAAGAACGCAGATGGGTTTACATTCGATACCTTAAAGGATATAAACTTTGTAGATGGTGCTTTACACGCCATACGTGGAGGTAAGTTTAACGACTTCATAGATAAACTAAATGATTTTGCTAATGCTAGCCCTACTGAACTAAAAGAGCTATACAACAAAGAAACTCAAGGAAATTCAGCAGATGCTAAAAATTTAATTAAAGGTGTAGAAGGTTCTGATTATAAAGCGCTCGCAGGAGAGCTTAAACAAAAAGCATTTAAAATAAAAGATGCGTATGATAAAGTAAGTACTAGACATGGTTCTAATTACACAGAAGATGAAATAGGCTTTATAGCATCTGTAAATGGTTTAGTAGATACCACAGCAAATAGAGAAGTAAAATTAAAGCAAGCCTTAGAGAAACTTACATTTAATTTTGACGACAAGATAACATCTAAAGTAAAATCTAATACCGAGGTACAAGCTTTACATAAAGAGTGGTTACAGCAATCAGACGTTGTAACTAAATCTAAAGTTCTTGCAGATAATGCTAAGAAGGCTTTAGAAGACTTTAAAGTAAAAGTACCAGAAGGAGATGCTTCATCTCTACTTACCAAGTCTGATGATTTTACTAAAGGATTTAAAGAGGCATCAGAAAAGATGCTTAAACTAGACCAGCAACTAAAAGACTCTGTAGATAATGCTACGTATGCCTCTATCTATAAAGACAAAGAGGGTAAAGAGAAAATATCAATAAAGGCTGACTATCTCAAGCAGTACAAAAAAGCAAAGCAGGAGTTCTTAGCAGACTTGGAGGAACGTCAAATTAAAGACGTAGGTCAAGTAACTTTACGTCAAGATGCTGAAAAGATGCTTAATGAGTTAGAGAATATACAGAAATTAAAAAATCAGTATATAGAACTAGCTAACCGTTTAGCTTCTGATAAAGACAAGGCAGAAGTACGTAAGATATTTGACAATATAAGAAGTATAAAAAACAATACGTATTTGGACAGATTAAAAACTATCCATAATCAAGAAGGTAAAGAAATAAAGATGGACACTGGTTGGTATTATGTACAGCATAAGCAAGCAGATGCTAAAACAGGACAACTGGATAACAAAGGAAAGCAAAGAACATATTTTAAAATAGTAGGGTTTGAAACAGAGGTTAGTAGTGCTGGTAAGACTATTCGACCTAGAGTAAATGCTGTTATAGAAGAAACTAAACTTGACAATTCTACACTACAGAATAATACTGTAGTTTCAAGAGTATCATTAGATACACTCGATGGAAGAATTATGAAGCTAGAGGATGCTAAAGGTCAAGCAGATACTATGTCAGAAGAAGACGCTTTCTATATTAAGTATAAGAATCGTGTTATAGATTATAAGTATACAGATGTAGATGCAGAGGGCAATAAAACTACTACGACTATAACTGGTGTAGTGGGACATGACGAAAAAGGCTATTTAGCTGTAGCGTATTTTGATGAAAATGATTTTAGCAAAACTACAAGATACCACGAAATTGAATTACCAGATGGTGGTAAAATGAAACAGTGGGGTTCATTTCAAGTAGGTAGAGCTATGCGTGAAAACTTTTCAGAGGATGATTTCTTTTACAATGCTGAACAACCACAGTATTTAAAGATATATACAGAAGCTGAAACTCAACAATGGCTAGAATTACAATCTGTAAACAGAGCTATAATTGGAGTAAACAATGATATAGAAAGTACACTTAAAGCTCAAGACGAGTATGTAATGGATAATAGCACAGCTATGATTCTTGAATATATACAAACTGCGTTCCAAGCTTTACCAGAATCTGATTCGCTAGATGCAGGTTCAGAAGCATACCATGATTTAGTAGTTACACTCATGGAGCAGAATAAGAATCTTTCTTCTCTCTCTGAACGGCTTCTAGCTAGAAAGACTTCCTTTGAAACAGCATTAACAGATTTAAGAGCAAAGCTTGCTATAGCTCAAAAACAATTAGCCTCGTTATCAAAAGGCAAACTTATTAATATAGATGAATCATACTCATCTATTAAGCAGAACCTAGATAACAAGATTAAAGCTATAGAAACTTTAATTTCTGAATATGCTACAAAGGATACAGAAGCTTCTAAGTACTTGGAGGTTGTTAATAGAATAGCTACGAATCGTATTAAAAAGATGATTGCTGATTCTATTACTGACCCTGCTGTATTAAGTGATAATGAACTATCATCTAATATAACAGCAGCTATACAAAGTATAGATATGATAGGTATAGAGGAAGACTTTAGAAACAATAAGCTAACTGTAGACCAAAGTATGGCTATAGCTGAATATCTATTGTCTAATCCTAATGACTTAAAGTATATAGATTTAGATGGTAAGGAAGTTAGTGTTAGAAATACTTTCTTTGAACGAGCGCCAGAGATTATTGGAGGCGAGAATACACAGTTTATAGAAAGTGTTCAAGAAGAACTTGATACTTATAAGAATAGTTTAAATACCCTATATTCTACCATACAAGGCAAAGAAGCAGTAAAACAGCAAGCGGTTTTAAGAGCATACAAGAAAAACTTAGAAGATAACAGAGCTTCACTAGAAGCCGTTAAAGAAGCAGAGAAAAATGCTAAAACTCCATATAGAGAACGCCTTTCTTCTAACCAATTTAAACTGCCAGAAGAGATAGTACTAGAGCAAGGCAAGCAAAGAAAGCTAGAGTTACTAGCTTTTGAAAGTGCTTTACTTAACAACATAAAGAATGAATTGTTTCCGAATAAAGCAGTAGATTTGGAAAACATGAAAGAGGCTAAGGCGTATGTAGAAGATATAACTGCACCACGCACATACAGCTCTGATGCAGAAGAAACGGCAAATAGTAGAGATGATAAAAGACCAAGTATACTAGAAAATCCTATTAAGAGCATTACATCTAGCAATGTTCCAGAAAGACTAGGTAATGCTAAAGGTAATGACCAACATCATTGGGCATTTGCTAAAGTGCTAGATAATGTTAATTTAGCAAGTGTGGGTAGAATACATATTCAATGGAGAACATCAGCGCCAGAGCCTATTAATGGTGTGTTGCCATACGAGTACAAAGAAGATTACGGTACAGGACATAAGAATATTATAGGTGTTCTTGTATATGATAATGGACAACCTGTAAGAGTAAACAGCAACGGTGAGATTGTTCAAGATGGTAAATTACTAGCTATAACTCATTTAGAAGAGCCTACAGATACAACATCTGGAGGATATACTAGATTTAGAGAAGTTGATGATATAGCAGAACTTAATACTAAGATTCAACAAGCTAGAGCAGCTTTCTCAGCATCACCTACAGAAGCTAATGAACAACAGCTAGTTTCTTTAGAAGAAGATAAAGGAAAACTACAAACTGTACTTGAAAGAGGTTTAAAGAGTATTAATGATTACAGACAATCTGTTATTAACGAAATAGCGGATAATGGAAGCGCTACATACGCTATCCAGTCTCAATCATTTGGAATACCTGTACTTAGTGAAGTACCTAAATCATTACGTACTATATTCGGTAAAGATTTAGCATCAAAGATATTTGATGGTACGTATGAAATAATAGTAGCTAGAGGAACTAGCCATCCTAAACTTGGTAATAAAGTACTTAAAGCTGGAAGAAGCTACTTACTTGAAACTAAAACAGGAAAGGCGTTCTACCTAAATACACAAAAGCTGAGCAATGACCATGTAGAAGAAGTGGTTAAAAGTATTATAGAGTTGTCTGTAATTGACGAAACTACTTTCTTGAAAGGTTCTACAGCCGTTAAGTCGTTATTCAAGAAATTACGTAAACGCTTATATTGGGGATTAGAAGCTAAGTATCCAGACAACACTATTATAAAAGATGGTAAAAGAGATACCCCCAATAGTAAAGATGGGGATATGCGTATATATAGCGAGAATGAGAGTGACCCAGAGTTAAGCAAAGAGCAGAATGAGGCTATAGCTAAAGAGAAGTTATATGTAGTAGGTTTTGTACCTAATTCAAGAACACAGCAAGTAGAATACGGCTTATGGTCACACAATGACCAAAATGGAAAAGCTGTGTATGATACTAAGATTGTTAATGTATCCGATTTGAAATTAGATACAGATGAAGCTAAACAATTTAGAGCGTTTTTACGTAATAGGTATCACCAAATACCTAGTAAAATAACTACTCGTCTCGCTGATGGTAAATCATTAGTTTCTGAATGGGAACTTAATGAGTTTTTAGATGATGTGTTTACAAGCAGAATAGCACCGCCCACACAAATACAGTTTAAAAGTACATACATAGTACCTTCTACAGAGCCTATACGCAATAAGAAAGAAGAAGCCAAAGTAGAAAAAGCATTTACAGATATATCTAAGATTAAAGACCCTGTAAATATCTTTAATCCTGCAATGATGGATACGCCATTAATAGAAGCTCCCGCTGATGGTACAGAGCCATTAACTATTAATACCATATTAAAAAAAGCAAATGCTGCTAAAGAGAACGGTGTTTCTGTCGATGCTGTATTTGGAGGTATTATTGATAGTTTTGATAGCCTGCTTAAAGATTATCAAACAGTTAGTGCGCTTAATTACCTTATAGAGCGTACTATTGAAGGTAGAAAGAAAGCCGCAGAAAACCAAAATATAGCAGTAAGTCTTTCTTCTATAACACCTTTGGTGTCTATAGAATCGTTAATAAAACCAGAGTTATTACAAGTAGCAAAACAAAATGTTCCTGCTGTACAACCAACAGTAGCAGTACTTGGTAAAGCTCCAGTACAGCCTGTTGCAGTTACCGATGCGACAGCTATTATAGCAGACGTATTAAGCCAATCACCACCAGCTCAAGATGCAGGTGATGGAAGTACTTCTGTAACAGTAGAAACAAATGAAGGATTCAGTACAAATCCAGACGACCTTACTAAAAAGAAACAAGCCGTAGAGGATGATGGATTTGACTTAGCATATTCTGAATTAATAGATACAGAACCTAAGCTAACAGAGCAGGAATTTCAAGATTTAAAGAAATCTCCTAATGCTGATAGATTAAAGAAATATGGAGTAGAGTTAAACCTTGTACGTGGTCTTATTGCTGGTAGAGCTTTCGGACAATTCAATAAGGCTATGAATAAGCTTGGAGAGGTTATAGGATATGAAGTATCTGTATCTGATAAAGCTCCAATAGGTACAATCTATCACGAAGAGTTCCACGTTGTAGAAAAACTATTTTTATCCGATAAGGCTAGAAAGAATATCTATGATGAATGGAGAACTTTAAACAATAGACCTAATGCAGAATATGAAGAAGTAAGTGAAGCGTTAGCAGAGGAGTTTAGATACTACGCTGTAAACAGAGATGTACAACAGGGTAAGTTTAGACAATATATTAAATACCTATTTAACAGAGTATTTAAAATGTTAGAGTTTCTAACATTATATAAATCACCTGCTATCAAGAATGTATTTGATAAGATTTATGATGGTACGTATGCTAATAGTGTAACTCCAGAGATACAAGCATCGAGAACAACACCTAGATTAAGTATCAATCAGAAACAAGATACTGTAAAGTCTATGACTTACAGGTACTTTGATTTACTGAATGGGCAGTTTAAAACCAAAGATGGTTTAGTTGAACTTGATGTATTCAGTTATCTTAATGATAATACAACTAGACCAGAATGGGGTAATAAAACATACAGGGATGTAGCTAATGATGTAATAGGTGAATTAGTTAAAAACTTTGCAGGTGAATCGTTTGATGATAAGCTATTTAGCTTTTTACTCCATAATATAAGACTAGACTTAATTAAGGCTGGTAATAGCCGTATGTCTGATTTACTAGCAGCAGTTCCTACACAAATAGAGCTTAAAACTAGATTCTACGATTATATTAATAAGTACAATAACAATATAACAACTGTAGAAAGACAGGCAATTAAAGATGTAGTAGAGGATGATTTGTTTAAAGGATTGGATTTAGAGGACGATGCCTATGACCCTGTAGTAGCAGAAAACGAAGCTACTAATAGAGATAGCAGTGTTGAGCAAATACCTTCTAATGAAGTAGATAGTAAAAAGAATATGAGCATGATAGTAAAACAATTATTACTATCTGTAGCTTCATATACTGGTAATACTAATGCTTACCAATTAAATAGTTTAGGACTTAAAGAGCATACTGCTTTTAGTTCTACTATCAATGCACTGTATAGAGATTTGTCGGATATTGATTCTATTGATGAAGTATTTCAGATACTAGAAAGAAAAGCAAGTTCTGCCGAAGAAGGCTCTATACTATATAAAGAAATAGCAAAGCGATTAAAAGGTACTACTAAAGCAGGTAACACAAGGTACTTATCATCTGTAAAAGAGTGGGAAGTGCAGAACGCATTTAGAAGCCAGTTTGCTAAAACTAATATAGACTTACTATCAGTAAAGCTAGATGAAAACGGATTTGAGTTATACAATGAAACTCAACGAGCTGCTGTAAAGAAACAGTTTGATAAGATACGTGCAGTAATACTTAGAAAGAATCTAACTACAGAACAAGTAGTAACACTATTATCTAATAAAGACCTAGAATCATTTTTGAAAAGTTTAAATCTAACTTTACCTATTAAGTTAAGTCTGAAAAGTAGAAGTGCTGATTTAGCAAAAGTGCAAGAGTTATTAGATGATGTAGCTAATACAGCGGTATTCAACTTCAAGAACGCTAAGAAAAAGCCATATAAAGCTTTATCTGAATGGTCTAAGTTTAGAAAGCTGCTTGTAGAACTTAACAAACATGATAACCAAGTACCTTCATTCAGTGTAACAAACGCACAGAATAAAAAGGTATATTCAATACAACAACAAAATTATCTTACTAAAACAGTTAAGATGTTAAGACAGCGTGGTATGGAGATAGAAGGAGCTATAAAAAGAACTCTTACTACAGCTGAATCAAACGCTTTGAAGCAAGCTAATAGTGGATTGTTTAGTTTATACAATTTACGTAATATTAGTGTAAAGACACTTGTAGGTTTTAAAGGTACAGTATCATCAGAAAAAGCCAATCAGCTAACTGATGGAGATATGCTATTTATGTTTAGTAACTTAGCATTTAATAATCTAGTACCATTTATATTCCCTGCGGATAAAAGTACATACAATGTATTGGATGGTATGATTTCTTTTAGACCTAATGTAACTGGTGCAGATATATCTAATTTGTATTTAGAGCAGCTTAGAGAAGAAGTAAAAGAAGCATATTACTATACTAGAGCGTCTAGTGCTAAGCCTAATAAGAATCTATTCCCTGTAACACAGTCTATATTACAAGCTACTAACAGTAAAGCTGATGTAGACAGTAGGTTAAAATATATATTATCTTTGATAACAGATGATGAATCTAGTAGCATTGAGAATATGTATAAAGACTTGCAGATAAATCTCCTTTCTTCCTTTAATGGCTTCTTGGAAAAAGAACTAGGTAAGCTTGAGGATATGTATATGAAGACAGGAGTAGGCGTTATAGATAATCAGTTAAAGCTACAAGAAGCCTTTACTGATAGTAAGAGAGTGTATGATAAAGATAGCTCTATATCTAATACTCAAGTAATGTTAGATATGCTACACTTCCAGACAGCTAATATGCTTATTCAAGGTAAGTATATAGTAGGAGGTTTATCTAACTATAAAGGAGCTGCTGATTTTGCTAAAAGGTCTGCTGGAGCATTAGCGACTAAGAGTACGTATAGATTAGATTCTAAATTCCTATCCGAATTTGATGAATACTCTAAGTATGTATATCAAAAGGCTAACTCTAAATTAAAACCACTTATGTTTAACAACGGTACAGAAAAAGCTACATTTAGAGCTTTGGTTGTAGATGACGTTAAGGTAGACAGCCGTTTTAATAAAGCTGTAAGTAAACTTAAAGATGAATACAAAGCAGCGTATGAAGCGTATGGAGTTGATTCTAAAAACAATCCAGATATAGATATTACAGATGCACAAGGGTTCGAGCATTTAGATTCAATACGATTTAGAGCTATATCAGAAGGTCGTTGGGGTGATGATATGGAGGATGTATATATTAAAGACTTGCAAGGTAAAGCGTCTATCAAAGATATACTATCTATAACAACTGAAAAAACTCAGTATTATGGTAAGCAGTATTTGCCAGATTTACATGAAGGTGAAGATGTATTAGATAATAGCAATAATGCTACATTCTATAAATTATCCATTATACCTATAAGCAGAAGTTTATCTAAGCAATTTCCAGATACTGTTGGTAAAATAGATGAATTTATGAGAAGGTCTAATAATCCTCTTATGATGGTAAACTCTGCAAACAAAGTAGGTAGAGTATTAGTAGATAAGAAAGGCATAAGCTTAAAGTTTGCATTAGACCCAAACAATGCTGAAACTGTAGAGAAGTTTATACAGACTTCGTATTGGGAAGACTATGGCACACAGGTAGATATAGCTCGTGTAGATAAAACCAAACAGACAAAAGCTACACAGCATAGAAAATTGATTTTGTTAAATACTTTACGTAAAGGTGGCATTTTGCATATAGATGGTAAAGAATTATCAGCTAGAGCTATTTATGATAAATTGAATAGTCTTGAATCTACTAAGATGGATGTCCTAGTAGATGATATGCAAAAAGAGATAAAAGCAACGTTAGATGCAAATGGTAATATTGTTAGTACAGATTTAAGCGTTTTAGCCTCCAGTATAATAAGCCAGTTAGAGGAAAGAGAGAGTCCAGCAAATATCATTAAGTCTGTTGCATCTACACTAGCTATGGGTAGAGGTATAGACCTTGTAATGAGTAAAGGTAAAATAGAATCTATAGCTACAGCATTTGTTAATAAGGTTATTAAGCAGAAAGTATCTGGTACGTCTTTACCACAATCTGCCAATGTATTTGACAGGGTATTTGAAAGTGGAGATTTGATATATAATAAAGATGGTACTAGAACACCTATTACAGATGAAAATGGAAAGGTAATCGATAGAGAAGAATTAAAGTTTTATGATGATGGGTATTTAGAAGTATATTTACCAAATCAATATAAGAAGTTCTTTAATGTTAATAACTTTACAGGAGATAATGAAAAGCTATTAACAATGCTCGGTTTCCGTATTCCTGTACAAGGGCATAACTCAATGGAGCGTATTAGAGTAAAAGGCTTTTTACCAGCTAACTTAGGTAATATGATTGTAGTACCCTATGAAATTACTAAGAAAGCAGGCTCTGACTTTGATATTGATAAACTGAATCTGTATACATACGCTGTAGATAAAGAAGGTAATATTATACCAGACTTTACAACAGAAGAAGAGTTTGCAACAAAGTACCCAAAAGATGATAAAAATTATAATAAGTATAAAGCTAAAGCGTTAGATAACGCAATGCTTACAGCATATTTAGAAGTACTTGGCACAGAAGAAGTGCAGAATATGATGCTACTACCTATTGTAGAATCTGATTTAAAAGCAGCTGTAGATGATGTTCGTGGTATTAGAGGTACTTCTGGTGTTACATTTGCTAATTACTTTAACCCTGCTACTAACGTAGCTATGAAAACTTCATTTGAAGGAGGTAAAAAAGTACTAGGCTCTGTAGCATTACATAATACACACCACTCTTTATCACAGTTTGCTCAACTAGCGATAGACTTGAAGCTTAATTTCAGTACGTATAATACAACTAAGACTGATGGATACGGCTCTTCTCTAACATCTATGTATGATACCGATACTTTAACAGGGGAGTTAATATCTGATAGTATATCACAGTTAATGTCAGCAGCAGTAGACGTTGCGAAGGATGATTACATTAAAGATATTAATTTAACATTGTCTACCTCTAGCGTATACTTGTTCTTAGTTAGATGCGGAGTACCATTAAAAGATGTTGTATTCTTTATGTCACAGCCTGTAATAACACAGTATGTAGATTTAGTTAATTTATATACTTCTAATTATTACAGTACATTAAATGGAGAGATAAGCTCATTTGAAGCATCTGATAAAGCAGTAAATACAATACTTAAAAGTATTAGCACTTCCAATAAAACAGTGCTGCAATCTAAGTTTACAACAACATCTTTGAAAGAGGGCTTGACTGATAATATTAACAGTTCGACACAGTATAATATACTTTCTGAATTTTTGAAATAC